AAGTCAAATGTTCTTACACCATCAACTGTGATTCTACCGTAGAAACGGTTGTTCACCATTTTCTTAGCGTATCTAGTCATGATACCTTTGATTGGAGTGAAGTTAAACGGATTGTACATTGTAGGTGTAAGTTGTAATGGTACGTAAGGTGCGTAGATGTAACCTGTATCTAACAAAGATGTTCCTTTGTGTCCCATTAACACTTGGTTTGCTGGGAAGTAAGGGTCTCTGTAAACTTGGTAACGACCTGCTAATGTTCCAACTCTTTCAATACCCATGTTGTATTGGTCTTGCTCAGGAGCTGCGTTTGATACGTGGAAATATTCCAAATCATCAAAAATTGCACTGATTTCAGAAGAAACAACTATCCAGTTTGCACCACCTCTTAAAGTAGATTTGTGGATTTGAGCTGAAATTTGGTTGATTGCTGTGATTAACGTTTGGTTCCAGTCTTTTTGTGTGTAAGCTGTTGCTGACGTACCAAGTCTCTTCCAACCGTTATAATCCCATCTTAAGTTCCAAGCTGCGCCTTTTCTTAAATCTCTCAAGATTTCTCTATCAATTTCTGCCGCAACTTGCTCAGATAATAATGCTGTTAATTCAGCTTCAGCGTCGATGTTGTGGAATGCCGCAACGTCTTGAGCCATTTCAGGAGACCATTGTGCTCTTAATTTTCTTTCAGTTACAGAAACTGTTACTGACAATAAGTCAAATGAAACTTCACCAATTCTATCTTCAAATTCTAAGTTCTTATAGATTCTATAAGTAGGAATAAATGCATTGTTAACTTCGGTTGAAGAAGAGAATGAAGAACCTGTGTAACCGTCCATAGAACCGTCACATGTAATACATACAGGAACTTGTAAATCAATTTCCAAGTAGATGATACCATAAGCATCACAAATGTTGTCATATTGACCACCACCTGTTTTACTAGCTGGGAATTCTAATGTTGCATTTTGATTACCATATTGTACAATACCTTTACCATATCTTTGAGTTACAACTCTGAATAAGTAAGGGTTAGCTGTGTTAGCCGAAGTTGTTAAGTTACCAGCAACACCATAGATAGTTAAATCAGATAAGAAAGCTTCATTATCCATTGGTTGACCATCAGGACCGATTAATTTACCAGCTCCATCAGATGCGAAACCTGACATTGTAATTAATACTTTTCTGTAGTTACCGTAAGCATAAGCTGCTGTTTCTAAATTTAATGTTGTATTATTCCATTGTGCTGTTTGACAAGTAGCTGTTAAAGCTGAGAATTGACCTTTAGAGTAGTCATATAAACCTGGAGGGTCTAATGCTGGTTCAGCACCTTCATAAAATCTGTCATAAAGATCTTTACCTACATTGTAGTCATAACCTGCGTTAGGACTAGCTGGACCATTTGGTGCTCCATAAGGTGAGTAATGAATACCTGTTGAGTCAGATTGATTTCCACCACCTGTTTCGTAAGATTGGATGTTAGGTACGAAGTAGAATAATTTACCAATTGGTAAGTTCATAGCTTGTACTGAAACGATATCGTTTGCTAATAATTTAGAGAATACACGTCTAACGATTGGGAAAACCACTGTTTCAAATGCTCCTGTATCAGAAGTAGATGATGCTTCATTAATTAAAAATGATGCTTGGTTTTCGTATAATTGTGCTACGTTTTCTCTCATGTGACCTTTAAGACCTTCTAAAAAGCCTAATTTGTCCCATTTGTTGATTGTGTCTTCTTTGATAACTTTAAGGTGCTTAAGACCGATGTTACCAACTAGACCTGATTCTAATAATGCTCCCATGTGTTGAGTATTTTTGTTTTTTAATTTATTTTGTTAATTAACCTAATTTAGACATTAAATCTTTCATTCTTAAGAACTGAGGATTTTCATATGTTTTAGACTCAATTAGATTAACTGATGAACCCGTAGAAACTTGTTTGTTTAATTTTGTTTCAACTGATTCAGTAATTGTATCTCCTTTAGTTAATTCATCTTTGATTGACTTATAAAGACTTTTTGATTCTTTTAAAGTTTCTACTCCGTCAAATCTTCTAAGGATATTTATTTTTTCTTTTTTAGTTGTTGAATGTTCTGTGAACAATCTCGTAGCGTAAGCTAAGTTTGAATTGAATATAGCAACTTCATTAAGTTTTTCTCTGAAAACATTTAATGCTTTTCTATACTCTTCGTTCTTTTCTCTCAACATACTAACTTCTGCGTTTGTAGATTCTACTTTAACACCACTGTTACTATAAACGTAATTTCTGTTGTTAGTTATTCCTTTTCTTAAACCTCTACCTTCTTTTGAACCAAATCCATAAGTTCTTGCTGCTTCTTTAGTCTCGGCCTTTTCAAAACCAGCGTCATCTCTACGAGCTTTTGTAGATTTAAGATTTTTTGAAGCAATTTTACCATGCTTCATAGCTAATCTTTCATCTTCTTTATCTTTGTATCCTTGACCTTCTTTAGTTTCAGCTTTAACAATTTTGGATTTACCTTCCATGTTACCACCTTTCTTGTATTCGAATTTTGCTTTACCAGTACCTACTGATTTAGGACCTTGTTTTTTGTCCTCTTTAAATCCACCTGTAGATTTCTTGTATGTGAATTTAGGTCCTGAGCCAATTCCAACACCTTTAGGGTTAGTTTTTGATTTACCTTCTCTAATGTAAGATTCATTCATGCCTGATTCATAATCATCATCATCGTCTTGTTCGTCCATTTCCATGCCTGATTCAT